CAAGTCGTTTTGTTTAGTAGGTAAACCATTGACAAAGACATACACTTAGATATGTACCTATCCTTTCACCCTTTAGAGTTTATTCCTGTTTGTTCCAATTATCTGTATAACCTTTTGACAATCAAAACAGATAGTACAAGTAAATCCATTGTTCTTGTCCCACTTATCAGTACGCAAGTGATCTACATTACGTAAGCAAAGATTACAGCGACGCTTCATCTATGTCCTTCTTCTTTATGCCACCAGCATCTTTTGTAATATCAAAACACTCTTGGCATATCTTTATTGTATCATTAGTCCAGTATTCTTCCTCTGCCATATCCATATCACAAAGTTCGCAGTTCATTCTACCTCTAGCCAGTATGCACCAGTATCGAACCTGGTTAATCTCCAGAGATCCTTATTGTAATGTGCCATGAGTTTTTTATTAAAATCTGTATCTCTGGTCATCTCTACTACATTAGGTTCCTTTCCCACTTTCGCATAATCTTCAGCAGTAGCAAAGAGAGCAAAGAATAACTGTTCAGCAGAACCACATTTAGTTTCCCATTCACACTTAACAGTCTGTCCTTTCAATTCTGCTTCCATCTTTTCTCTATTCACTACGTTATCAGATAGAGGAGGGAGGGTATCGTAGGAGGGATGGTAAGAGATCTCAATAGGAAATGAGTATTTCCATCCATACTTAGGTGTTTCTCTAATGTTGCCTGGTCCCGTAAAACGGAATATAGCATGCATGCCTGGTGGTACTTCATCCATCGTTGGACGTATACCAAAACCAAATGATTCTTTTTCTAAGCTCATCAGTCGTTATTCTACTGCTAGTATAAAACAAATTGTGTAATACTCAAGAATGTTTACATACTCAAAAACGAGTTAAGGTTTAATAGGCTTACTCATATCTGAGTATATGCCCGTGGGACTCTATACCAGGAAAGGTGCTAATGGTCGCCGAATGTATTTTAGAGATGGAAAGCTCATCAGCAAAAAGTCATATGACACCTCTCGCAAACGTAAAGGATCAACCAGAAAAGGTATGCGTCGTAAGACCGCTCGAAGAGCTTACACGGGCAATCCAAAAAGGAGAAAATACAGAAAACCTGCAATGCCTCATCCTAGTATAACTGGAATGGGAGCTGGACTTAGCATCGCTAATTACCTGAACGGAACTTCTCTAGGTCAGACTGGCGGAGTAATTAAAGCAACTATGGATGGAAACTTAAATGAAGCATTCTCGACCTTTTCTAATAATGCAGTTCAATTGGTTACATCTACGTCTGGTAAAGCAGTATTAACAAGTGCGATAGTACTTGCCACTGCAGGTGGATTGGCTCGAAAATGGTTTCCAAGTGTAAAGCTCGGTGGAAACAAACTGTATTTCAAAATATAATAAGGAGAAATAAACATGGCAGGACTACAAACACGAACATATACAACGGACGGCGGGGCTTCATTAGTAGCTGGTACCTTTACGGCACTAAGCGCATTAATGGGATCTAGCCAGAGCACAACTAATCCAGAAGGGATGAACAAAGTGGTAAGAATATCACTAAGCGCCACAGCAAATGCAGATGCAGCAACAGATGGAATTTCAGTTTTCAAATTTGCCGGTGATGGGGTTAGTGTACAACAAATTTTTGCTGGACCCGCTTGGACTATCCAAGCAGCTGGACCACTAATGGGAAATAATGGAGCACCAGTAGTTATTGAAAATTCCGCAGGACTTTTCGATATTATACCAGGTAACCAAATCGACTTTAGTGTTAGTTGTACAACCGCTGAAACTTGTGATATAGCAGTATCAATAACGTACGCAGCTTAGGATCCTTATGGCTATTCTAGGCGGTGGACCAGGCGGACCAGTCGGTAGTAGCAACAGCTTTACCGGAACTAGTGAAGCATTAGAGTTAGTAGGCAATCACGCTTATGCTTATAATTCTAAGAGTTCTGATGGTACAAACGAAACGACTTATCTAGAATTCACATCGGGTAATTATTACCTGGTTGGACAATGTGAATTTATGTATAATGCAGGTACTAACATCGATATTAAATTTGATATTTACTTTGGTGGTAATACCTTATTAAATTTTGTGATTGGTAATGCGGGCAGTGCGGGATCAGGATTACAACCTTCTAAGGTTAATATTATAATTCCACCATATACAGACGTTAAAGTGACTTGTCAAGGCAGCGCCTCTCCCTTTTCAGTAGGAATAACTGGTAGGGTATATCGTTGAATGCCAGGTTTTGCTGACGAACAGAATGGAGGACCTGGGTTTGCAGTTCGGGAGTTCATAGATCTATGGTTGAAAGCTATTTCAGATAAAGATAAAGAAACCAAAATAGAAGAAATAGACCCAGAAGATGTTGAGGCGATTGGGATACGGTTTGATGAATTAAAAAAATATATACCGTACATTGCAGTGATCGGATTAGCTGTAGCCTGGAAACATTTCAAGAAAAATGGTTTAGATAAATCTATTGATACTGTTGCTCTCAGCAACGTTATTGCTGGATTCACACCTCTAATAACTGCTTTTGCCTGGTATATGCTAACCACTGTGAATGCTACAGCCAAGAATCTGAGTTATGTTATTGCAGCTGCAGAAACTGTCCCTACATTAGATTTGAATTTGCCCCCTGGAATAAACCTTGGGTCTTATTTTGTGGCAGTAGATGAAATGATTCCTTTAGTCGGGAGAGCTGCTGAGATGTTACAACAAGCTGGTGAAAAATTTGAAGCTACACCCTGGTATTATTATCTTGCACCTGGTATGCAGGGTGTTGCAGTAAATAAATTATTAAGGGATCTTCTTGGATGACAGACGAACTGTTCGCTCTTGTTTGGGTTTTGAGCTTTGGGCTTTACTTGCTAATTTATACTTATTGGATACCGCTAAGAACTCAAAAAAAGATTGAGTCTTGGTTGTTATCGAAAGAGTCAGACGAGACTTTGTTAGCTAGCCTTGGAGTGATCACTAACCAAATCAGAGAGCAAGCCCTGGTCGACTTCGAGGAATTCATGATTCCTCAAGCGAGAAAGGCAGCTATAGATTTTTGGAACGGTGCTATGGGGAATGCTGCCAAGAAACTCGGCGAGACGGAGGAAGGCTCTCAGTTGTCTTTGTTGCATAGTATGACCGAAGAGTTAAAAGATCAACCCTGGTATATTCAAGCTGCTGCCAGTAAGTTGATCCCAGTTATTCAAAAAGCTGCAGACAACCAGGACAAAACGAAAGTTGCGAAACTGGTACACGGCAAGTTTGGGTTTGATTAGCCCCTGAAACGCCAAATAACGCCCCTATAACGCCTTCTAGCGCCCCAAACTCGCTTCTTATACCCCATCCTATCCCACCTCATCCTTAACCCCTTCCCGTCCTTTCAATAGAAAGTGACTGTAATGACTAGGTTTTCGCCCCTTTCTTCTAGTACGCGTCTAAAAGGTTTTGTTTGGTGGGATAGATACACAAGTCGTTTTGTTTAGTAGGTAAACCATTGACAAAGACATACACTTAGATATGTACCTATCCTTTCACCCTTTAGAGTTTATTCCTGTTTGTTCCAATTATCTGTATAACCTTTTGACAATCAAAACAGATAGTACAAGTAAA